TTAATGAGTGGATGGAGTTTCGCAGGCACAAAAATTGGTTTCATAGTTTTTCCTCAGCTCAAAGCCATCATAGTTCCCCAGTCGCCCGGACTGGTGACAACGCCCGTGCACGCGCCAGCCAACATCACTTCAATAACGCCGGAGGCAGAAGTGCGCATTGGATGAAGGTGACTGTAGGCTGCAAATAATTGACTGGGCGCGACAACCGTTGAGCACCAACGCCACTTGCCTTTTTCTGCACCGATACTCCAAGCGCCGGAAATCGATCCCTCCAAAACCCGAACGAAAGCGCCCAACGTAATATAGGAGTTAAGCGGAACAGCGCCGGCCCCATTAGCAAGCGCCGTATCGATCGGATAGGGAAAAGCCAGCCAAGGACTAGCGTCTGCGGTTGCCCATTTTAATTGCCACACGTTCACAATCGTTCGAAAGTATTCACTGGCTCTGATATTGAAGCCTGGGAATTGTTCGCGTACGTCTGCTTCGACTTGAAGCAAAAAATCCACGTCGGCTTGAGGACGGCCTATAGCTTGAGAGACAGTGGTAATTGAACGGAGCTTATTACAGGCAACTTCTGAATGAATACCCCAGTTATCAATCAACTTTCCGTCGACAGTAGGGGACAGGTTGAAGTTTTTAGAAACCGCCAGTCGAGGCAAGCGCTGTTTTAGATCTAAAAGTTGTGCATCGTAGGCGCGCCGAGCATCTGCAATTGCGTTATCAATCTCACCGATCTTTCCAGTGACTACATTGGTGAGACTATTCGCCGCGCTAACGACGGCAGCAAGCTGCTGTTCTGTACTCAAAATACTATCTCCTTATCCGTCTTGATTACTTTGTAAAATAATTTTAAGCACTTAAAGTCACTACAGAAACGTACTTACCTCTCCGTCAATTTTCATTACTCGAAATAAGAGTTCGAGACCTCTGGACATAGCGTCGACACTGGCCGCTGAGAGCGCCGCCAATTCATCGACCACCAACACATTGAGGTTTTCATTGCCCAGCACAATAGTCACGCTATTGGCCGGCAACGGCGAAATATCCAGCGTGAATTTCTGTAGCACTCNAATTTTCATTACTCGAAATAAGAGTTCGAGACCTCTGGACATAGCGTCGACACTGGCCGCTGAGAGCGCCGCCAATTCATCGACCACCAACACATTGAGGTTTTCATTGCCCAGCACAATAGTCACGCTATTGGCCGGCAACGGCGAAATATCCAGCGTGAATTTCTGTAGCACTCGAGCCGCTGCCGCTTTATACGTCAACAACTTTTCGGCAACGGAATACACCGCCAGCAATGTCCCGCTGGCGAGATAAAAACCAAACTCGCCGATTTCATACTCAGACTCACCATCAAACAGTGCAGCCATCCTGAGTTGCCTTTCGCCTAGATCCTCATAGTCCACAATCGCGACCCGTTGCCGCTCATCAAGCAAGACCACCTCTGCGCCGTCTGGGTTGTAGCGGCCAGTACCGGCGCCGACATGGGTGATCTCGCTTTTGAAGCCTTTGTTCTTCGCCTGCAGCACTTCATCCAAACCTTTGGAGGTGAAGCGCACCAGGCGCGTGATGTCATCTTTCATGGCTGCGTCCTGAGGTCATAATCGTTAATGATGTAGTGCTGTGTAGTCCCGGCACTGCTAAGTCGAGCATTCAATGCCAACTCCGGCAGCACGCCGCACAGTGATAACTCGCCATCGCTTAATGGAGCGTTGAGGGCCTGAGTAAGCGCAAGACCGCCTTGCGCTTCGTGAACAATGGTGATGGTTGCCTGATCCCGCTCGCTTTTGGCGGCATTGATGCGACGAATCAAACGGTTATGGTCGCCACTGGACCAGTTGCGCCCGATAATCGCCTGCACGTCGAAGGTGTAAGGCGCACCCAATGGGCGCTGTTGATACCAGGCGCTGATGTTGGGCGTGAAACCCAACGACTCCACCGCATAGCTCAGCGCCTTGGGCGTGCCCGCCTGGCGTTGGATCTGCCAGGAAAGCGTCACGGTGAGGCGCTTTTCGGTTTCGCTGGCGTCGGCATCCCACTCATTGACGCCACGGTCGGCCGCCAGGTAGGGCAGGAATTCGGCGGGGGTTTGCAGCGGGTTCATCAACGCCGGAAACGGCGGCATGATTCGGTCAAGCAACTTGCCGAACCCCAGATCCAAGGCTTTTTCCAGCGGAGAACTGTTGGCCGGCAACAGGCTCGCTTTGGGTTCATTACTCATAGCGTGTGCACCTCCACCTCAACCCCCGTGCAATACGGCGCTTGGAACGCAGTGCTGATAATCGGCTGCATCGGTTCGAGAATTTGCAGTTGCGCCGCGCCGGCACTGTGGATGGCGTAGTCGATCCAGCTCGGATCCACGCGCCCTTCCAGGCGATGACAGGACTCTGCGTAGTCATGCAACAGTTTCTGCGCCGCGACCTGCGTCAGCCCCGAGTCAGGACCGGCATTGATTCTGGCAATCACGCGAATTTTGTAAGGCAGGATTTGCGCGCCCTGCACGCTGACCAAGTCAGTTTCCGGGCGTACATCCGGCCTTGCGAAATGACGGCGCACGCCGTCAAGCAAATCGGCGGATGGCGTGCCGTCACCTTCTCGTGAAAGCACCGTGACCATCACTTCACCCGGCGCGGTCCTTCTGCCATTACCGTCCTTGACCTGCGCCGCATAGCCGTCCGGCGCAAAGGTGTAGCTGACGGTCACCACGCCCGGTGTGGCGTTTTGCACCTTCACCGACGGACGCTCGCCGAGGGTGAAGACTTCGCGGCGATACTGCATTCGCGACCCCGCAGCCGGTGCGTGGGGCGCGAGGTAGTAACGCAGACGGGCGTCGTCGTCGCTTTCCAGAATCGGCGGTACCGGCGGGAACGCCGCCGGGTCGCCGGGGTCGAGGACCTGGCGCTCCAGGCCCATATCGGCCAGGCGTGCATCCAGGTTGCTGCCGGTGGCCCACCACGCCAGCATCTGCTTGATGCGGGCGTTGTACTTGCGTTCGTGGGTTTGCAGGCGCAGGCAAAACGCTTCCAGCGCCAGGGTCAGCAGTTCGCTTTCGTTGTCGAGACTGGCCTTGAGTGAGACTGCGCTTTGCGGCGCGCGGGCGGCGACGTAATCGACGACAAATGCCTTGAACTCCGCCAGCAGCGGTTCGAATTCATCGACCGCGATAATTGCCGGTTCCGCCAGTTGGTTCTGACCTGGGATCAGCATGCTCATGTCACGACCTCGAACGATTGTTGGCGGTTTTTCCAGGTGCCGGCAAAACGCAGCAACAGCCCTGCGCCCTGGCGGGTGGCGACGATGACCTGGGGTTGAAAGTCGCCGATGCCGTTCTGTGCGTTGTAGAACGCTTGGGCGGCGTGGCTCTGGGCAAGAATCAGCACGTCGTCGCCGAGGTTCTGGCCGAGCAACTGCGCAATCATCGAGCCGTATAACGGACGTTTCTGCCGAGTGCCCACGGGGGTGGTCAGCGCTCGGGTCGCACGCTGCACGAATTGCAGCCAGTCATCGACGGCTGCCCCGGTATTCCTATCGATTCCGATCATGGCAAATCCTTATGCGCGACTGATCACGCGGCCCTGGTGATCCAGCACCGGACCGCTCACATGTACACCAGCGGCATCCAGTACCAGTCCGGTGGCGCCGAGTTGGAGAGTGATGCTGTCCTTGGTCAGCATTAACGTGGCGGCGCCGACGGCTGTGCTCACCCGTTCACGCGAACCGGTGAACGTTGTGGGGCCGTTGCTCCAATTGAAGGTGTGGCTGGCGTCGTCGTAGTCGCTTTGCGTGCCGTCTTGGTGGCGCCGCCGAGTCAATGTTGCGACGCTGGAAACTGGCGGAAATTGACTACTGTGCAGTCCGAACAAGGCTACGGATTGACCGCCACCTTCCCCGCTGCCGTAGTTAAACAACAGGCATTGCTCCCCGACTGATGGGATGCGTGTCTCGGACTGCGCACCGGCGCTTGGGTTGAAGAAACGGATGGCCGGAGTAAGCAAGTCGCCATGACTGACCTTGCAGGTATTGCTGGCGGCATCCACTGCCTGGCAGGTTCCGATCCGACAGAAACTGTCGGCGCGTCGGTACAAGTCTTCCAGTTGGGCTTCCATCTCGGTCAGGCGCTCGATGATCGGCCCCAACTGCATGCGTAACAGCGCGTCAAACATGGGCTACTCCGCCAGTGGTTTGTATTGGTCGGGGTCATCGATATTCGACACTTCCCAGGTGCGCGCAAATAGCGGCTGGCCAGTGGGATCGTTGAGCAATACGGGCCCGATATAGAGGGTTTGGATGAAGGAAACAGTCCAGGTGTCGTAATCCGTTTCTGTGCTAGAGCGAACGGAAGGCGCAGCGACAATGTTGGTCGGCAAATCGCACTGCGCGATAGGCAAATTCCAACGGTTATCTAGCACCAGGTCCATGAGTTGGCTGGCCAGGTCGCAGGCGTCAAAGGGCAATGCACCGGGGGCGACCATGGATTTGAGACTGATCGCCAATGCATGGGCCTTGCGTCCTTCGCGAGAGCGAATGCCAGGGCCATTGCCTTCGACCGTAATCAACACACCGGTGCTATCGCCGGCGCCCTGGAAGTCGTGGTGATTGCCGACCTTCAGGCTTGGGAAAGCCGCTTGCAGCGCGTCACCGATGGCTAGGGGCAATTGGGATGGCTTTTCGATAAGCGTCATTTTAAGTAGCGTC